AGCATCTGGAAAATCTACTTTAATTTTTGATCAAGATTCCCAAACAAAATTTCAAACTTCACCAAATGATGATGTTTTAGCGATGAAACCTAATGGTATTTTTGATAAATCTTTAAAAGATTTAAAGTTAGCAATTAATGAAATGAATAAAAATATGGTTTTAATTGGAAAAGGACTAAATGAAAATAAAAATATAAACACATCGTCTGTCAATATCTCAAATGCAACACAAAACACCAAAGAATATTTATTTGAAAATACTAGAGATCCTATTTTTGCGGATAGAACAAATTGGTGGAATCTTTCACAAAGGACTAGATCGACTATCTAAATATTAATATGGCTAGTGCAAACGGAATTAATAATGCTTTTTCTAGAAATAAATTTTTTTCTGCTCAAGAAGGAAAACTGAACGTTTTGGGTTTAGATAATCTTGGACAGCCATACACTAAATTAGTACCAAAAGGTTCTGGAATAGTTAATGTATTGGAAAAAATGTATTGGAAAAATCCTGGTAGTAATAAAGAAGTTCCTAGTGTTTGGGTTACGGAGAGAGAGTTGTTATATGGAACTTGGACAACAAATTTATTACAAGTTTGGAAGCAAGGACAAAATTTAATTGGTGGTGGAAGCGTTGATTCTTATCTTCAGTTATATTCTGCTGAAAAAACAGGATTTGCTTATAATTTACCATACCTAAAAGGAACTGGTGACAATCTAAGAAGTGTTCAAAATCAATGGGTGAAAGCTTCTGGGGTTGGTGATTTATTAAAGAGCGTTGCTGGTACTTCTGGTGGCCTTGGAGATATTGGAGCGGCAGCAGCAGGTGCTGTTGTTGGTGCAGTTTCACCTGGTGTAGGAATGGAAGAAACAAAACAGTTTGGTAATACAACACCATTTTCTTTAAATGTTACTTTTCCTTTATATAACACAATATCTTTAGAATCTGCTTTCGATCATTATTGTTTTGTTCAACTAATAACTTTCCAAAATTTAAAAATTAGAACATCTTTGTTGACATTTATTCCACCAAAAATTTACACAGTTGATACTTTTTCTCTTGGTGGTGTTTATATGGCAGCAGCTTATATCAGTGATCTAAAAATAGACAGCATTGGAACTACTCGCAGAATGACAGATTTTTCAACATTTGGTCCTACCGAAATACTAATACCAGAAGCATATAAGATATCTATAACGTTTACGGATTTGGTTTCTCCGAGTGCAAACATTTTTGCTGGAGCTTTAGGTGGATCAAAAATAGAAGTGACAAATATTGATCCAACAATTCAAGCACAAATAAACCAAGCTAGAGACGCCGCTAGAGATACGATAGAAGATTTTGCTAATGATGAAGAAACCTAAAATTAAAAATGAAAAAGCAAATAGATTATCCAGATTTACCTAAACTTTCAGTTTATAGATATGAAAATTTTTTCAATATTTATGAAGATGATAATGGATATAAATTTTATAACTTATTAAAATCCATATCAGTTTTTCCAGCAGAAAACAGTTCTGTTGAAGAAGAATACTATACTAAACCAAATGATACTTGGGTTTATATATCTTATAAGTTTTATAATACTATTGATCTTTGGTGGTTAGTTTGCGAATATAACCAAATTAAAGATGCTACAAAAAAACCTCAAAATGGAACTAAATTAAAAATTTTAAAAAGAGAATTTGTTTGGCCTATAATATCAGAATTAAACAGACAAATTAAGCAATAATAATTCATTTAAATCAAAATAAAATCTTGCATATATTTTTCTTTTAGACTTATTACCAACAGTATACGAATATATCTTATTATTTATTTTAAAAATAAAATGTTTTGTCATCAATTTTTCAAAAAATAAAATTTCAAAATCTACGTCCGAATTGTTTTTAAAATATTCAATTAAATCTTTTTCAGAAATTTCTTTTAATAAATCTAAGTTTTCTAATATTTTTAATTTATCTTGGATTTTTTTCCAAAGTCCTTTTTTATCATAAACATCTAAAAAATAAATAGGCCATTTGCTATTATAATTAGCAGTTCGATCATTTTTTCCTAAAATGATATCAAATTCTTCATTCATTGAAAATGATTTTTTCATTTTTCTTATAAGTATTTATTAATCATGGGAAGAAAGAAGAAGACAGATAATCCTTTAGTAGATGTCGATAATATAACACCAGAAGATGTTTTAGTTGATGCTTCCTTTTATAAAGGAAATGAAAATCTTTTAAGAGGAAATTCTCAGTTCAAATGGACTGATGAGATGATTGATGAATTAAAATTATGCAATAAAAGTATTTTACATTTTGCAGAAAATTATTTTTATATTACGACACTTGATGAAGGAAAAAAGAAAATAGAATTATACAAATATCAAAAACGTCTTTTAAAAGCATTTAAAGGTAATCGTTTTAATGTTGTTTTGTCATCTCGTCAATCTGGAAAAACCACAACAATAACAATATATGCTCTTTGGATTGTTTGTTTTCAAAGCGATAAGAGAATTACTATTGTAGCCAACAAAGAATCAACAGCAAAAGAAATATTTGCTCGTATCAAAATGGCATTTGAGCAATTACCAATTTGGATGAAACCAAGTGTTAAATCTTGGAGAAAGGATGGATTTCTTTTGGCCAATGATTCAGCAATTACTATTAGCACAACATCAAGTGCTGGTCCTCGCGGATCAACCAGTAATCTTTTGATTATTGATGAAATGGCTCACTGTCCAAACGAATTAATGAAAGAACTTTGGAAATCTGCGATTCCAATTATTTCATCTTCTAAAAAATCTCAAATTGTTGTTATTAGTACTCCAAACGGTACAGATAATAAATTTTACGATTTATATAAAGAATCACAAAAAGATAAAGCAGAATGGCACTGTGAAGTTGTAAATTGGTTTGATGTGCCTGGACGAGATGAAGAATGGAAAGTTCAAACTATTGCTGCTATGGGTTCAAAAGAAGATTTTGATCAAGAGTTTGGGAATGTCTTCCATGAACCAGGTAAAACTGCAATTGATCCCGAACTTTTAGCAGAATTAAAAAGTCAATGCAAAGAACCAATTTTAGTCATGGACAACGGAGCTTATAAAATTTTTGAGGAACCAAACCCACAAAGTTTTTATGCTATAGGTGTTGACGTTGGAGAAGGTATTGGAAGATCAAATACCGTAGCTCAAATTTTAGATGTTTCTGATTTAACTAATATTAAACAAGTGGCAATTTATTCTAGCAATCAAATGAGTCCATTTCATTTTGGTACTCGTTTAATGGGAGTTTTAGAAGATTGGGGGCGTCCACCAATACTTGTAGAAAATAACAATAATGGACAGCAGGTTTTGGATGTTTTGTGTCACACTCATAACTATGAATCGGTTGTTTCTTATAAATTTGAAGGGTTTAGTCAACATTATAATAATGAAAATCGATTTGGTATTCACAACCACACTAATACTAGATATAAAGGAATAACAAATTTTAGATATTGGGCAAATAGTTTAAAGGCTGTTAAATTGTTTGATTTAGATACTCTTTTAGAATTAGAAACTTTTGTTCGTCTTCCAAATTATACTTTTAGTAAAAGAAAAGATGATGACTTGGATGATAGAGTATTAGCTTTAGTGTGGGGATTATTTATATTAGATCCATCAATAGCAGTAAAATATTATCAAATAATAGATACAGACGATCAAGGAAGACCTTTAAAAATACAACCAATTGTTGATAATAGGGAATTAATTAAAAAAAGTCCATTATGTAGCGGAAAAGCTTCTACATTTAAAAAATCTATAAACCCAAATGCTTCGTTTTCTTTTGTTGGAAAAATTGAAGAAAATAAAGTAATGGGATTAGACGAAGAAGCTGCTTCCCTTCAACAATGGCTTTTAAATTGGAATAATCCACCACCAAAATCAACAGAAACTGACAATTCGGATAAGTTATATAATAAGGATAACTACCAACCAGTGATATTATTTTAATATGCAACAACCACCACTAAATAGATCTCGTAACGATAAATTTGTTTTAGTTTTAGATATACCAAAAGCACTAAAAAACAAATATGATTCTACAACAGGAGATTTTTTTGAAATTGATTCTTTACAAATGGCTGTATATGGATCTCCTGTTCCACAAATAACTGTTCCCGCTATTAGTGTTCCGTATGCAGGTCAAGTTTACAAAGCAACATCTGCTTCAAGACCTGAATACAACCCCTTAACAATTAAATTTTTAGTTGATAATGGTTATAAAAATTATTGGCTTTTGTGGAATTGGTTAAACTTGTTAAACGATGCTAAAACATCAAAAAGTGAACAAAATACAGTACCAGACTTTTCGGTTAACGATTCTAAAAGAGATATAAGAATTATTAATCCTATGTCTGATTACGTATCTCGTTTTGCAATTTATGGTATGGATGAATACAACAACAAATTAATTTCTTTTGAATATACACATGCTTTTCCTACTAATTTAAGTGAATTAAATTTTTCAAATCAAGATCCGTCT